ATTAAAATCACCTCGCCGAGGAAGCTAGTGACACGCTGAATTATAAATCGTCCTCATCATAATCCTCTAATTGAATTGGACGCTGATGCCATAATTTCTTTCCATATATGCATCGATGTGGATCATATACATGCATCATTCGTAATGTATCATAAGATGGAACACTAGAATAAACTTTAGAAGGACTTAAATTCAATTTTTTTGCCAACGAACTAATCTTAAGTTTCATTTCAGGATTCTGCTGAGCCCGCTTATACAAAGTTACAAAATCTAAATCATCTATATTAGGCACTACTCCATCCATGTACCGAGATAAAATATCATAAATTATTGGATTAGTTCCCATACTCGTATACATCTGACCACAAATACTTATCGCCATATTCTCTTGCTCATAGTCTGTCGAACAGAATGCTTTTAACAAGGGTTCTGTCGCTTCACGATAAGGCAACAACCAAGGAAGTCCCCTCTTTCTATCAGCTTTTGTAGACTCAATAAAGTAAAGCTTTAAAAATTTTGGACCTTTTTTATCTAAACCCCCAGTACTATAATTTGGTATACTAACAAAATCATCATATTCTTTATAATCACGCAATATCGTTCGACAAAAAGTATGAAGAAACTCTGCCCATGTCTTAGAATTCATATACTTCCGAACTATCGTAGGAGCCACCCAAATATGATCATCCCCATAAACCGCTATTGCAATATATAATTTATCAATTAATTTATCTATTAAATCACTCAAACGAGGATGCTTCATTTTAATCCATTCCGTATACAACCAAAAATACAATGCCATTACCCATGAATCAACATGACTAGTATCAAATCCTCCTGACCACACTACACCTCGAATTATTTTCCATAAATTATCTAACGTCAAAACAACTTTATTCACTGTATGATATGCTAAATCTCGCAACATTCGCTCAAAAATTCTTTTTTCAACTTCACACATCGCTCCTATATTATAATATCGCTTTAACGAATACACATAATAATATAAAAAGAAATCTAATACACCCTTATCGAAATTTAATATATCTCCATCTACCCAAAAAAATTTATAATTAATTTTCCCATCTTTATCTCTATTCAAATGAGCATTAAGAGAACGAGCAAATTCACAT